GCCACCCATTGTGGGTGGCCGACTAACTTTCCCTATACACCTAAATGTAGAAAGGAGTTGTGTGTCGTCATGAAACACCAGGAGCAGTTGCTTGAGAGAGATTTGGGGGTACCGGACGATTTGTTGTATCATGCGTCCAATTACATGGTATATCCCTCCGACCCACGTTGGGTTGGACTTGGGGACTATACCGTAGCATACCCTTTATACTTCAGTGGAATGGGATCTAGACACATGACTGTGTCGGGGGTTCCTAGTACACTGGGGTACCAGATTTTCGATTCTGACGTTCGGCCGGTTCCTTATTTTAATTATTGCAGGAACCAGAAGCTCAGATTAAAAGCGTACCCCGTAGGATACTGGCAGGGCTATTACAATAATGGCTCCGTCGGTTACCCGTTCTGTAGATTTGGGTTACCTACAGGCACTACTGTGCCAAGCGTTCCTGAGCTTATCGATTGGTCAGAGTCTGCAACAGCTTCGTCCCGCGCATGGTGGGAAATGCAACCGCGCTTCCAAGGCGATTTCGATGGGCTCAATTTTCTTTTCGAGCTCAAAGATTTCAAAAACATCGCCAAGGGGATTTCTGCACTACGACCCTCTCAAATAGAGGGATCGTTAAAACGTGCTAAATCCATGATCAGGAGCGCAGAACGAGCAGTGCGAAATGGCTCTACAGTGAGTAGGGTTGTGAGCACGGCCAATGCAGCCACTAGACTTGCGTCCGAGGCCATCCTCATTAAGCATTTTGCCATTGATCCAACGGTAAGAGACTTGATGAACCTGCATGGTCAGCTACAAAACCTAGTAAGTGACGTACAGCATCGGTTCGCTGAGAAGGGAAATTCTCCTAATCGGCGACACTACTCGGAAAACATCCGAGAGGAAAAGTCTCTAACTCCGTACAGGAATTATTCATCCTGGCAGCAGAAGGGGACTGACCTGGTCGACCAATTTACGGCGACCATGGAGTTCACGTACGATTATAAAACACGTGGGCTTACTGACGCTCTCAAGCGTTACTACGGACTCGAGTTGAACGCGGGGGTAGTGTGGAACGCGATTCCATTCTCGTTCCTCATCGATTACTTCATTGGAATCGGTGATGCTATCAACCGAATGGCGACGGACCCGAACGTACTGCTGAGCATGTCTCAGTATTGCGAATCGAGATTGGTCAGAATAAAATCTGGCCTGCTCTTCAACGGGTTGTGCGACGCGAAGTACCGGTGGGTCGTGATAATCAACGGCAAACCGGCCCTCGATCGGGATATCATCTGTGGTTACGAGGGGACTCTCTACGAACGCCGCGTGGTTCCGCCCAGAAAGGGCATGGCTTTGCCACGGCTTAAAATGCCGTCGGTGAAGCAAGCCTTGAATATGGTGGCGCTCGCAAGGTGTTTTTGGGGCTAAGAAAGTTAAGACTCCGAATCCTCATTCCCTTCCAAAAGGAGTGGGGCGTCATACGCGGACGTAAAACGCTTTAAACATATATAAATTGGAAGGAAACAAAGACCATGGGCCTCTTTAGCAATCCGATGACTATCAACGACGGCACTGGCGACCGGATATTTTCTTTTCGGTCACAACGTCCCGACAACCGCTCTGTGATCGGTGACTACATCGAGGATGCGGCAGCTTCCGCCGCCAATTCCTTGATCACCGTAAAGCACGATCTCCGTGCTACCACAGCGTACCGGGCTCTCATCCAACGTGTTTACAAGCTCGCGCCTGCGGCTGGGGATGGTACATTGTACCAGATCACCCAGAACTACACGCTGGTAGCGTCGCCTCTGTTCACAACGGCTGAAATTACCCCGGAGTTCACCCTTTTCCTGGATGCACTGTCCGAGACCGGCATTCTCGCCGGCCTCCGCGCGAAGAAGATTTAACATTCGCTAGGAGGAACATCATGGAACGTGTGTCCCAAAATGTTTTGCCGTTGGTTAGGATAGCACTTGATATCATCTTTGCTATTGCTTCGGCCCTTGGCTGGAGGACTAGATGGTTATCAAAACCCACCAGTCCGGAAGAGCCAATGGAAACACAGGACGTTCCTGTGGCGGAGTCAGGTCGGCAGACCAAGAGGAAGTAAAACCTCCTGAGGTACCGGTAATTCGGGATCTTGCGGGGAAGCTCCTTGACGACGTACATAACCAACTCCCCTCAGTGTATAGGAAAGCTGACTTTTTGCGTGATAAAGAAACATTGTCTCGCAGATTGGACCGCGAGGGATCGACATTTGCAACGTCGACTCTTCCCGCCATTTTCGACGGAGTAGTAAATATCCTCGAAGGTGGAGCAGCATCCTTCCCAGGGTTCAAAACAAGAACCCGTAATGGGATCACCTACCCGGTGGTTTTGTCCGGACTGGTGAAATGCGTGCTTGGTCACCCTCACACTGAGATTGGGCAGAGAGCAATGGAGAGTCTGTATCAGATCTCCTATGCGTTTAAGAAAGTTCTCGGCCCCTACAAACCGGATGTACTCTACAAACAGCTTAAAGAGTTCATAGAGGTTGATAATGAGCTGAAGTATTATGATTATCTCAGCGAACCTCTGAGAGCAATTACAAGACGAGGCCGTGAAATCATCACAACGGTTTTGTCTGGGTTAAATCCATTTGACCCGCTTCAGGCAGAGAGATTTCTCCCTCGGCCAGGGCCAGGTGCGACCAACACCCCTCTCAAGAAATCCGAACGTTTTGTTGCCCATTCGGATTACATCCAAATTAGCGATGTTGTTGATATGAGAGAGTGGTATGAACCTCCTTTCTCGCCGCCAAGGCACTTCCCTGTTTCTAGGGCAAGGGTATCTACACATTATGTCGCTAGGCAGCATGGCAAACCGGCTCGAAAGCCGTTAGAAATAAAAGATGCACCGACCTCGCGCTTCAAGTTTGTTCCAAAAACGAACAGAAAAGCGCGTGGTATATGCATCGAAGAGAACGAAGTACAATGGTTGCAGCAGGGGTTACGCAAAGCCCTTGTCGAGAGGATAGAGTCCCATCCGTTAACAAAAGGATTGGTAAACTTTACTTCTCAGCAAATCAATGGGGCCTTGGCATTAGAAGGTTCGCAGACTGGTGGGTGGGCGACTTTAGATATGTCGTCTGCTAGTGACCGGATAAGCCGCCGTTTAGTGTCATACCTCTTTGGTGGGAATAAACCGCTGTTGGACATGGTCCTGGCGTGTTCCACCGAAACCATTGAGCTTCCCGAAATTAGGGGCATGAATTTTGTTGATGAATTACCTATTAACAAGATTGCTCCGATGGGGAGTGCTATTTGCTTCCCGATTATGGCTCTAACGCACTTCGCATTAATACGGGCCATACTCGAGTTCTCTGTCGTCCCACGGGACAAAATTACGGATGTGTACGTATACGGTGACGATATAATCGTTCATACTGACTGCGTACAAGCGATTTACGACTTTTTACCGTTGTACGGGATGAAATTCAACGAAGAAAAATCGTTTTCCCGTTCGCACTTCCGTGAATCCTGTGGTTTACACGCCTATGAAGGCCGTGAAGTTACGCCAGTGCGGTTCAAAATCGCACGCAAGAATCTGCGACTTTCCGACTTACCTGGAATCCTGCGCCTCGAAGAGGCACTCTACAACAGAGGTTTCAGACGTACAGCGGAATACCTTCGTATCCAAGTGCAAAAGTGCGCGGTGCAGCATGGGATTGATTTATTCTATCCTGTACCTACCACGTCTCAACTATTCGGCTTCTACAGATCGGATACTGAGGCCACCCTAGACAATTTTATGCTAAACGTTATGGGTGAAGAGCATAAGGACACTGTCAACCAGAAATCTGGGAAACAGAATCCGTGGTACCAGTGTAAGGTATACACGGTACCGGTAGTAGCCGACTACAAGGTTGAATCACCTCCTTTAGATGGCGAACCCGGATATCTCAGGTGGCTGGTCACACACGGTGAGAAGGCCAAGTTCGTGGAAGATTGCCTCGCAGATAAGAAGTTTGTCTGCAAGAGGACGTTGCCTGAATCTGCTTTGGGTTTCCGGCTGAAAACAGAAGAACGCCGGGATGCGCGTGAACTGCGGTTTGCGCGTCGATGGACTGGCTTGTAAGTACCTTCAAGCCGGTCGTCAACCAAAGCCTCAACAGGGTAACTGGGCGAGGGAGCACCTTAAGCTGCCGACAACGTGGCCACTAACAGTGGCCCCCTGGGGGGAAGTAACATCACCCCCCAGGTGGAGCGCGGCT